CGATCGACTGGAGAGCCGAGAATCTGCTTGTGGTCTCGGCGACACCCGCCTGGGCCTCCGAGAAATTGAGGTTCTTGGCGGCCGCGGAGACCTGGTTGATCCCCTCGACACCGCCGCGAAATGCCAGTCCCTCCTCGAGCTTCTTGACTCCGTTGAGGGAGTCCTGAACCCCGTTCATGAACTGGCCGTTATTGAACTTGAGCGAGACCACCCGCTCCTCGATGGACGCCACTAGCCTCTCACCGCACTTTCAAGCTGCTTGACGATGCTGTCGAATATAGGCCTGAGCGCCGGATTTATATAATCCACGCCCTGGACATAGCCACCGGTTCTGGTGCCATGCCCGTACTGCAATATGACTGCGATCGGGACACCCTGCTCCACATGGGAGTTGTTCCAGACCAATGAGACTCTGTTGGCGCTCCGCTTGATCTCATAGGACCAGGAGGATGCGGTGTAACCGGACCTGACCGGAGTCGCAGCAGCCAATGCCGCAACCCCGGCCTGTCCACAATCATCGAGGAAATCGAAGAAGCGGCCCTCCTTGAGTCTCTCGAGCCACTTCCCCGTATCCATCCTCGAATCGATCTCCAGCGTGAACGCTGGACTCATGCGGCCCTCTCGCAGGACGCCGCGATACCGGCCACGATGGCGCCCATGGCCCCTCTGGACCACCCGACCTTGAGGTTATCGAGCGTGGCGGGAATATGCGCAACAGTGGGGAGTCCGGAGGCCTTGATCGGATCCCAGGTCGTCTGGGGCGCGTCGAACTCCATGGACAGAATATCGCAGATCTTGCCTGCGAGGAAGTCCGGATACGCCGTCTTGCCGATGTCCGAGTTGTAGGCGTAGCCCCAGGTCTTGAAACCTCGAGCTCTAACCATGTCGAACATCCACTTGGAGTCGAAGTACGCCTTGATGATGACCTTCCGCTCCATGCCCTTGAATATATCGCAGACCTCTCGCCACTGAGCCATCTTGTACTTCGGATCGAAGACGATGACGTGGGTGGCGCTGTACTTCTCGATCAACCAGTCAAGTTTCGCTGGCATGTACTGGGTCTTCGACGCCTCGGCCTTGATCTCGGCCCAGGTGTACTCGTCGGCCTTCTTGGTCAGCGCAGGAACAAGACGACTCATGCTCCGATCGTGGCACCCGAACCAGACGCCGTCCTTGCTCCTGGCCGCCGAGAACTCAAGCGCGTGAGCATGGTAGTCGACGGCCTGGGTATATGCGGCCTCAGTATGCTCGGGCCAGGACAGAGATCCGCCCCTGTGAGCCACGATGAAATGCGGAGTCCTGAGGAGCTCCGTGATCGTCTTAGCTCCCTCAGGGATGGCCCTCATAGTGAGCGTCCCGATCTCCCTAGCACCATCCCAGACGACAACACCGATCTTGGATCCGTCGGCGAGAGTCGGATCGAGCGAGTCGTTCTGCTCCTTGAGTCGAACGTCGACGCCGAAGCGAACCTTGATGCCGGCATCAGAGGGTGGGGCGTATGCGGACTGCGCGTATCCGACGACGATCGAGGACCAGGACTTGTCCGTGGCTTTGCCCCAGTTCCCGTTCGTCATGGATTCGACATTGGCGGGGAATGCGCCAACCGCAGCGGTATTCACGTCATGCTGCACGAAGCCGGTGATCTGCGGAAATGGCCCATTCTGCCAGCCGGCGGATTCCTTCTCCGGCATCCTCGGTATGAGTTGCTTGACCTTGGTGCCATCAAGAACAATAAGGACCGCGCAGCACCTGGCGGAGTAGGTTGCGTTCTTGGACTTCCACGCCACGTTCTGGGTGTCGGCAGGATTAGCAACCATTTTGACGGCTACGGTACAAGACCGAATGTCCTCGTTGGCGGCGTACTTACCGGTCCACCCATCAGGCGTGCAGTCCTGCATGTGGTTGAGCTGACCGCCCACGATGAGCAGTGCCCAGTCCCCAGCAACCGACGGAACACTCAGTTTCTCGTCAGGATTCTTGGAGACTGCGATACCCTTCATGGGAGATGCCATGATCAGACCTTTCGAACGATAACCGTGTTAGGCGGGGTGCCAGCGGGAACCTGCTCCTCACGACCGAGGATCATGACGTTCCCGTTACCCCCACCTCCGCCGCCCGCGGGACGATTGCTCTTGATGGTGACATCGACGATGTCGTCCTCGGAGAGCTTGACCGTCTTGGTGGCGGGCCACCCCTGGTCATCCAGGAAGAGGCGAGCGTTGGTGTTGCGGAAGAACCACACCATACCCTCGATCTTGCCGTTCTCGCCAGCGGTGTCGACGTAGGTCGGGCCATCATCGGGGTCGACGGTGAGAGTGGCGAACGGCGGGATGTCGCCCTTCACATGACAGTAAGGCATGACGACCTCACTTGCTCTCGCCGAGCTTGTCCTTGATCTCGTCGAGAGACTTCTGGAGCTTGTCCTGCTTGTAGGAGATATCCTTCAGCCAGCCGACGAGCGGACCGTCGAAACGACGACCTGCGATGCCAGCACCGGTCTGATCGGAAATCTCGACGAGACGATCCTTCATCTCAGCGAGAAGATCGGTGGCATATGACACTTCGAGTTCCTCTCCGCCGTCGCTCGAGCCCTGGCTCGGACGGCCTTTGTCGTACCAGTAGCGGCATGCCTCGGAGAACGGAATGCCGTAAGCCTCATAGGCCCCGTCTGCGGACCCGGAGTTGTATCGAGAACCGACTCGCTTGAGGTCCTCGTAGGAATCGCCCTCGGACTGGATAAGCCCCTTGAGGATGGCGCAACCGACCTCGGAGGACTTCTGCGGATCCCACCACTCCCTGTTCGGGTCGTTGATGAAATACCCGTTGTATGTGACCTGGAGCGGACCGACGCCGTTCGAAGTGCCCCATTCCGAGACGATGGGCCAGAAGTAGTTGAGGAAGTTGTCCCTCGTCACCTCGCCCCAACCTGAGCAGGCGCCTCCGGCGTCGTGGCCATAAATGTTGGCTCCGGCCTCGCCGGTCTCCATCTTGAGTGCGCCGAGGGCGGCCCACCAAGGACAACCGACGGCGTCAGCCGCACGGAGAACCGCATCCTGGATCGAAGTGGCCGCACCGTTCTCCTCGCGGTGGGACGGAGCACTGGACCCGTGGTTGTCCCGCCTGCGAAAGCAGTGTGTCCAAGCGGCGGCCTGAGTGTATGGATGCTGGTTGTACTCGATCGAGCGGACCTCGCTACCGGTCTGGTCGCCGAGGTACCCGTCAATTGAACCGTCCTCAGCGATCCATGCCTCGGACAGGATGGTCGGACCGAGTCCTGTGACCATGGCGACATGCCCACGACCGCCAGAGGCCTCCTCGGACAGAACGATGTCGCCGATCTCGAACCCGCCGTCGGGCTCGTTGCCAGTCCACTGGTCGGAGATATCAGCAAAGTTGCGAGCTGAACACTCCTCTCGGAGTGAGCCGGTCCATGTCGACCTGGGAAAATACCCGGCGGTGAAGGGCTCGCCCCACTCGTGGTGAGCGGCGAGGTTGTAACAACCGGCGACGAGGGCTGAGCAGTCCGCATTGGCGGGTGACTGGACGAGCCAGCCGTCCCAATCGGACTGATCGTAGAAAGTCCAGCGGTCCGGCTGAGAGTAACCGACATCCGCGACGTCGGCGTAGTACCTGGCGCAGGATGCTGCGTATTGAGATACAGTCATTTTGACCTTTTTCAGCCGTTGGAGTTCTCGATCGGAGCGAAGAGCACGGGAATGATCCGAGAGCCGTTGGCCTTGAGCTGCGCACGGACACGCGGAGGCGTCGTCGCATCTCCAGGCCAGATCTCAACGATGGATCCGTCGTTCGTGTAGTCACCCTTAGGGAGAACGAACGTTGTCCGGCTTCGAACCTGTATCTCCTTGGGGAGATCGACAACCTTGACATCCCTGGTTCCGTTGAAGTCCTGAGTCTGCCAGGGTGCATTACGCTTGACATACACCATGCCGGCCATAACGCGGTAGACGTAGGCCGCATTGTCGGGGCATGTGATCCAACCGGTGTCAAAGGTGCCATAACCCGAGCCGGCTCGAGAGTTGAACCACACGACCTTGTCAGGCATGGACTCCTTAAGGTCGATGAGCTTCTGATCGGAAGTACCGTCGCGTCGGACGACCTTGAGGAGAGCCTTGGATCCCGCATAGAAAGCAACGTCCAGCTCGAAGTATGGATTCGACCCGAGGGTGACCGAAGCATCAGTAACGCCGTTGGTCGGAGAGATGTACACCGTACTGTACGGACTGGACTCGCCGCGTACAGTGGTGTGAAGCAGAGGAGTTACGCCGGGCATACTAACCTCGTGAGTGGTACTTGGCCCGTCTCGCCGCGTTCAGAGCCTGATTCTGTCGAAGCGTAGCGGCGGTCGACATCTTCTTATCGGGTTGGTTCTTCGCGTTGCACACTCGGATGAGTGTGAGTAGTCTGTTGATGTGCCAGTACTGGCACTCGAACGGGATCTGTAGAGCCACCATCCAGTAATAGACAAGCTCCGACGTGACGACCCCTCGATCGGGGCTGGATCCATCGGTCTCGACGAATGTCGTGGCCGTCATCTTGTTCTCGATGTATTCTTTGATGGTCTGGATGTTCTCGAGAGTCAGGTGCGAGTAGGCGACGGGGTCTATCTCGTTCAGGGTCATGCACTTGACGTAGTCCAGGACCTGGTCAGGGGTGAGCTTCTCGTTGCCGAGGTATGGGACATGCCACTCGGACTCCCATTTTGACAGAGCGACGAGACTGTGCTCCAGCTCGAGGTCGCCCTCGAACCCATTGATGAACTCATTGCGATCCTCGTCATAGAGCTCATCCCCGACGACGTGAATCGTCAGCATTCGTTCCTCCCTGGAGTCACCACGGACCCCGGAGCGCATCACGGGGTCCGTGGGAGTTGTCAGCCAGCAGCCTTGACGGCGGCGATGACCTCGTCGGGAGTCGGGAGCTTGGCGTCGTTAGTGCCGTCGCCCCAGATCAGCTTCTCGATGGCGGTCATGCCGTTCTTGCCGATGA